TCTTTGCTGACGGGTCAGCTGGAAGTGCGTCGCAGCCGAGCGAAAGTCGTCGAACATTTTCGAGTCAGACCACTGGCGGCTCTCGTTGCGCCAGTGAGCGATGACCTCGAGACACAAGACAATCTTTTGCGTGTCAGTCGTTGGTGCTTGCATGGGCAAGGATCCTTTCACGTAGGTTTTCGGATGAAAGCAGGGCGCGCATGTCGGTCGAGAGGTCGACCCACTTGCGGCGATTGCGGGACCGGCGCTGGCCCCGCTCAGATTTGAGGTCGACAAGGTCAACGGGATCGATCGAGCCATCGGCGTGGCAGGCAGCGACGATGCACTGCCAGCGCCCGGTGACTGGGTCGAGCGTCGGGGTCAGCCAGACGTCGTAGCTGTAAGGCAGGCCACGACCCCAGCGCTGGAGCGCGTAGATCCACGCCGGTGATCCGGCGAGGTCCACTGATCGAGCGCGTGGGCGACGTGGCTGGAGGTCAGGTCCGCGTCCCATCAGTACTGGTCCTGCCAATCGTGGTCCCAGTTCCAGCAGTCCGCTGCTTCAACTATGAAATCCCACATCGCATCGGCGCGCGCCCCGCTGTGGATCACAGAGAAACGCTGTTCGCTGATTGCACGGCGGTGATCATCAAAACGCTCGCGCCACTCTGCGAACTCATCAGTGCCGAGCTCTGGGCGCTCCTCGTCACTTGGGTCAGGCTGTGCCAGCAAATCTGCGAGCTTCCTCGCAGCCTCATCGAGGTCGCGCTTCTCTTTCTCAAGTGCGGCTTCGATCCACCAAAAAAGGCGACGCGCTGCTGCACGATCGAGCTTTAAGGTGACGTGCTTGGATGTAACTTTGATATTGTGAACGACCATATCCATGTCGTTGTTCTCCCGTGTTGTGTTGGTGGGTGTCAGGACGTCCAGCCGAGACTGAACAGGGCGGCATACGCCACAAGAAACCAGAGCGTTGCGGCTGTGATGAAAAGGACGGAGTTCATGGCTTGTCCCACCCCGCTAGCTGCTGGTGCAGGTCACTGATCCGTTGCTCAAAGGCCTCTTCCGACAGGCCCTCCGGCGCTGCGAACTCGTAAGCGTTGGGGTTGTCGAGACACATCAGCGCGTGGTCGAGGCCTTCATAACTGTCTCTGCTCAGGATCAGCGTTGCTGCTCCACCGCCGGCAGCGTCCAAGACTGCGCCGGCTGCATTCAAGCAGCGCTCATCGTCGACGACACCGGCTAACAGCTGCGGGTCTTTATCCAAGATGGCGCCGGCGCGGCGGCAGCTAAGAGGCTCGGAGGCGTCATCGATGCCCCAAAGCAGAAGCGCGCGGTCGATCTCGTCAATGTGTATATTGGCCATGATGTTTACTCCCGTGTTGTCATGGTTGATTGCAGCGCGGCGTCGCACCGGGTACGACACCGCACCTATGAGGTTAAAAGTACTTGGCGCCGGCGCCGTGCACGGCGATGGCGATGGACTTGGGTGAGCTCACCGACGTGCCACCGCATAGGCGGCAATCAGCACACTGCACACCGCGTTCAGACGGGCAGGCAATCTCGTTGGGTGTCATGTCGGCATAGTCGGACACAACGCGAAACGTACGCTCCCCGCGTGCCCATGCTGCCTGTGCATCTGCCAGCGTGTCGGCGGACGTCATGCACATATCCGAGCGCACGTCGGCGGACGCGACACCGGACTGATGCGTATATCCGACATGGGCTCGAGCGTCGCTGATCAAGCTTTCCCAAATATAGGATGGCACCGCGGCCGGATCCCCATACGTGCCAAGGCGCACCGTGCGACCGCTACCGAGTGCAGAAATGTCGGCATGTCCGCTGACTGTTGGGTAAACGGATCCGCGCTTGAATGACTTAAACGCATTCAGCGGACCTTGCCCGATCACGACATAACACGAGCGCGCCGTTGCGACTTTGGAGCGTGCGCTATTGGTCGGCTTGCCACGGTGCGGACAATTCCCGCAAATTGCAAAGTCAGCACCGGACTTCGACGCGTCGCGCGGATCCATGTCAGCGCGCAAAATGTAGGTCTGCAGGACTTCGCCGGTTTTACCGTTGCTGTCTGTCAGCGTGGCAATCACGACAATCGGCGCGCCGTCGATCAGTGAAGGACCGCGATAGATCACGGCACCTTCGATTGCCTTTTTGGTAAACGTGCCGGTTACAAGGTGCAGCGCGCTAAAGTGCTGGCGGTATGATGGCGCGTACGTGTCGAAACAATCGGACTCGGCCGCAAGCGCGTGGTCTGAAGCGTTGGTAAACATCATCAACCCTCCACGCCGATCGAGTACATGCGCACAAGTCCGTCGGCGCGATCGCTTGCTGATGGCCAATGATCGAGCCACGTCGAATAGACGAGCGCTCCAGCGTCATCCCATACCTCAACCTTCGTTGCGTACGGCCGCTCGTCCGACATGTTGAAATCTTCGGAGCCGATCAGCGAATCAGCGAACTCTATAGCGTCCTGCAGGTTGGACTTTTGAGCCTCGGTCGGCTTGTGTTCGCGCCGGTGTGCGAATGCGTGGATGTGTGCTGTGAACTGATAAGACATGCCGGTTACTCCCGTGTCGGCGTTAATGTTGGGTGCGCTTGTAAACGTAATGAGTACGATTGTAAACCTATTAGTTGTCGATTGAGTAAACATCGAAGAAAACAAAAAAGGTCGGCGAGCGGGAGCACGTACGGATAAACCCCAGGGCAGTAGATCAGCCCCAGGGATGCACTGGATTGCACTAGAAATGCGTTTTCTGTGCCGATAACTATCTGATTTCATTGGAGTTTAGTGCCGGTGCCGTACTGTTAAGCGGTACGTCGGGCAGCTTTTCGGACTCGAGCAGGGGAGCGCCGGGGGGATTTTCGACCCGACAGAATCTAATAGGCTCTTCAGATTTTTGCGCCAAAATGATCGGGTGGGAAATGCAATGAGTGCTTGACAGGACTTTTCCCGCGGCCCACCCTTAACTCATAGGAGTAGCTACTAAGCCTCTTCCTGATAGCCGAACATGCTTAATTAAATGAATAAAAAACAGGAGTGGGCTCATTAGTTACATATATGTAGGGACTCCCCGTCCCCCTTATAGTGTCGTGATTTGTAAGCCACTGAGAACACTACGTTTTTGATTTCTTATTTTAAGCATGCTCGGCTATCAGGTTTTGTCGATCACGTTAGCCATCCAGTTAGGCCGGCCGAGCCTCCCAGAGGCCACCCCAGCGTTCCTCATAAATGCATCAAGTTCACGACGTAGTAACTCATCGTTGTGCGCATCGACGCCATCGCGGTCGTCCACACTCATCTGCTCCGTCCAGTAGCCTACCGCCATGCTCAATGCGTCGAGGCGGTCATCGTGGCGCAGGGCATTTCTGTCCGCAGTGATCCTGGTGAGCTGATACATGAGCATCTTACTTAGCCTCACCGCGCTGTCGTACCGCTGAGCCGACCGATAGTCATGCTCCACGACAGCTGGGTCGAGCACCAACTTGTGTCGCATGAGCACAGGCTCCAACGTATCGATGATGCGCCGCTCCTTCTGGCTACTGTGTCGAACCTCCTCGATCGCACAGGGGTGTCGTTTGCGTAGCACCGGCTCGAGCAACTTGACGAACATGCCGTCACCAAAGTTGCTTTCAACCACGATCGCATTCGTGTCGTTCCGTTTGGCAATCTCGGCGAGCGTCCCCAGGGTCTCATCATCGTAGCCACCCGGCAGTCCGCCACACTCGCACACATACAAGTACCCGTTGAGCATCTTCACGACCGCATACCCGGTCTCGTCGGCGCCTCGGCCACTGGGGTCGATAGCCATGACTGTGCCGGAAAACTCAGCTGTCACGTCGCCCACACTCATCGGCCCATACATGCGATCGCCCCGCATCGCCACGTTCGGCAGGTCGTTCATCAGTCGTGCCTCGTACGGGCCCCACGTCAGCTGCATCGGCGCCCGCTCCCGGTCGAACGCCAAGAAGATAATGTCGCGTACCTTCAACGGGAATCTGTCGGCATCACTGAGCTGTGTGCTCAGCTGGAACTGCAGGTTAAACCCGGCTTTGCCATAGCTGGCACGTCGCTCCAACAGATCATCATCTGAGAAGCGCAGCGGATCCACCGACGTGCCGTCGGGAATTTCGAGGTCGTGAACAAACGGGGCCAGGGCCTCGCCGTACGTCTCAGCCTCCTTCGCCGTCGGCTTTAGTGCCGGCCAGATGCGTGTCGAGTACCCACGCTCCGGCAGCTTCGTATACAGACTGTCCTCACACTGGGGCGTCCCCAGGTACAGCACCCGGCCGCTGGGTGTCAGGATCGAGTCAAACTCCTTGACCAGCTCCGCCAGCTTGTCGCGCATCCCTTGGGTGGCGCTGTTGCTCGGAACCTCGCAGTCGTCGGCGATGATCAGATCGGCGCGGCTACCTGTGAGCTGGCCCGTGATTCCGACGCTCTTACAACTCGGACTGTGTGCCGCGACCGCCGGCCCGACATCAAACGCGATCTTTGAGCTTCTCTGCTCCGCCTTCGGCATCAGATGCTGGCACCCCGGCACCTCCGCGATCAGCCGCTGGGTAAACGTCGAGAAGGCATCGGCCCTCTCCTTGCTGGCCGACACCACCATGATCTTGGCCTGCGGGTTGTTCAGCCACGTCCACACGGCGAACGCACTGGTGATGTACGACTTGCCCGCACCTCGGTACGCCTGAACGATCGCACGCTTCGGCGCATGCTGGATGTACTCGGCCATGTCGTACTGCACCGCCGTCGGCTCCGGTAAACCCAGATGTCGCCATACGAGCCAAATAAAAGCCCGTAGGTCGCCTTTGACCCGATCCAGCGGTGTAGCCTCGGAAATCGCCAAAGCCTCTGTACGGGCTTCCTGTGGGCTCCTAGAGGCCATCTAGCAATTCCAGCGCCGCATCGATGCCCGCGCACGCTCGGCATTCTTGCTGCGTTTGACGATCCCGCCCATACGCGCACAGAAGCTCTTCTTGCGGCCCTTGTCTGCTTTCGTCTTCGGGTTCGGCGCCGGCGCCTTCAGCTTCGACCCGGTAGCCCTATTGTACTTAGCGCGCCCCTTAGCCGTGAGTCCTGCGCCCTCTTTTGTCGACAGCTTCTCGCCGCGACCAACACTGAGCTTAACCATGTCCCGTCTCCTGCTCGTTCCAGGCCGCGTTGCTAAACTCCGGTATCGCGTCGGCGAGCTGGCCCAGCGGGTTGTCGGGTGTCGCTACACACTCGATGTGGTTGTCCTTCAGGAACTTTGTCGCGACACTGAGTTCGGCAGCGGAAGCGTTACCTGAGCGTACACGTCCAAGTAACTCTTCAGCCATCGCGGTATGTAAACTGTTCAGCAGATCCCGAGCGTTGTCGGGACTGCCGTCGTCGTTGTCGATTGTCATTGCAGCCAAGTCTCCGTTTAGTCATCACCCATCTGTTTGCGGATCTGCATCACTGCGCCCAGGGCCAGCATGCCGAGCACAAACAACGTGATGCTTCGGGTGATTGTCGTGCCGATCGTCCGCTTTGCCGACCGCCAGCTGCCTAGCAGCTCACGCAGGTCGTGGACGTCTTGGGCACTGTTGTCGTCATGTAGGTTGAGTCTGCGCAGCGTCTCCTCGACAGCCTCGTTTGCTGCGCTGCGGGCGATCGCTTTGATCTCATCATCGCTCATCGCCGGCATGTCCCTTAACCGCCGATCTTCGCAGTAGCCGCAATGCGGCCCCACAGGCCAACAGCCCCGGCCACCAGCGCGACACCATCAAGGATCAGCGCGGCAATCTCGTCTTCAAAGGGGCCGAGGTCGATCCCGGCGTTACGTGCCGCAACCGAGCCGAGCATGACCAGTACAGCCCACACGGTTTTACTAGCGTACCAGCTTTTGCTTTCTGTCATTTATTGAGTTCCTTTTGTTGAATTGCGTTATCGGTAAACAGCCGTGACAATGGCAACGTCTCCAGTTTCAGTACCGGGACCATCAGCCTCCGCTGTCAGGGTGCCTGCGCTGCCTCGCGTACTCGACCCGAACGCCACGGCAGTTGTGCTGTTTGGGTTGTATCGAGCGTCTGTGACGTCGGTACTGTTATGGTAGACAACTAGGTTCTGGTCGTTCTCGTGGCCCACAACCGTGATTGCTAGGTCTCCCGCATTTACTGATACGGAGTGCGCAGGTCCGCTGCCGGTAGCGGATACTGCGCCGTTACTGGCTGCGGGAGTATTAGATGAAGCACCTGTGACCGCGTACCACGCTACGGCTGATCGAACTGCGCCGCCGGTAGTAACGGAAAACGATGTCGGCAGAGATGTTAGCGTCGTCGTCGTCCCCATTATGTGGGCGTAGCCTTTACCGCTGTTTTGTGATCGCTCTATGTGTGATGTGAGTGTCAGGCCAGAGATCGAGAATGTTGCGCCGGAAGTCGCATTTTCCGCGCCTATGCACCCGATTAGGTAGAACGGGTAGGCTGGCACTGCGCTACCTCCGCTTAACGCTGAAAAGTTAGCGCTGGGGTTAGTAGCTTGCTGGAAGTCGACACTGCCCAAGTACGTCAGGGTCAGTGGATCACTACCGCCACCACCCAGCGACCCCGTGAGTGCCATCATGGATGCTACACTGCTCATGTCAGGGAACTCCCGGCAATAATCGCTTTGGTTGCGCTTACGCACGTCACCGTAGCTATGGTGTCGGCACCGATGGTCACTGCGGCGGTCACTGCGCTGGCTTCGCCGTCTTTGAACAGACTGACCGTGCCGCCAGTGTTGACCGTGACAGTCCCGCCGCCCTCATTGTAGATCGTCACAATGTCACCGGGCTGTAGGCTTGCGGTGTTGTAGGTAGCAGCGGCGTTCGCGTAGTAGAGGCTCGCCCCACCGACCAGCGTGTGAGTGCCGGTGGTCGTGCGCACGTCTGCCTTACGGAGGCTAACCATGTTACCTGAGTTGAGGGTCTGCACTTCGCCGCTTGTGCGATCAATCGTCAGGCGAGCAGAGCCAGAATACGTGACGCGGTAAGCGCCTTGGTAAAGCTGCGTGTCCCAATACTCGTCAAGTGCGTCACCAGCGCCGGTTTCAGCAAGCCGCAGGGTTGCACTGGAGTTGGCGATGCCCGTTTCGCTGTCGCGAATGGTAAGCACAGGGTCCGCACCGACCATCTCAACAAGAGTGTCAGGCGTCTGCGTTCCGATGCCCACGTTGCCGGTTGCGTCAATCGTTGCGCGGCGCGAGTTGTTGGTAAAGAGCGCTAGAGAACCATTCCCGGTGTTACGTACCTGTACTTCAGCGCCGCTTGCCGCCAGCTGTCCCTCACCGGCCTGACCAGTTTCCCGCACGACGCAAGCGGGGTAGGCGGCGCGTGTCGCGGTTACAGATCCGAACTCAGGCAAAGCCGTCGAGCTGAGATCCTGTTCCTCGATGATGTCGCCAGCGGAGGTTACTGCGAGGGACTTTGCAGCGGTTCCGGTGAGGGTGCCACTGCCGTACTGGCTCATTTTGACTTGGCCGTTAGTCTTGTAGACAACGACCTCAGTACCACCGCCACTGGGGTGGCGTTCCCCGTTAGCGTTGATGAAGCGGAAGTTCTGCATGTCACTGTTGCCGCCTTGAACGTCCATCGCCCAATAGGCGGCACCGTTGGTGGTCTGGTCGGACATAGAAAGGCGGAACTCACCACCTTCTGTGCCGGACGTACCGGGCGACTGAGGCGCGACTGTAATGACACCGTTGGCTCCACCGAAGGTTACAGGGCCGAGGGTCACTTGTGTGTCGCCATCTTGGAGCGGTAAAGGTTCCTCGATGATGAAGCCGTTAGCGTCTACAGCGAGGGAGTACGCAGCGGTTCCAGTGTTGCCGTTCACGCCGTAGTCCGGTATCTGCACCTTTTGGTTAGCGTGCAGCAGCAGCGCTGTCTGCGCGTTGGTGTTGAACCGAATTGCGCCAGCATCTTCTGTCTGGAAGCGTAACTCGCCGGTTCCTCGGTGGTTAATCTGCGATGACGGATTTTCGCCGGAACCCCGAAGCACCCGAAAGCCGTAGTCTTCGTGGTTTGCGTTTGTGCCAGCGCCAACCGTGATCAGATCGAAGTAGGCATTACCGGCAGCAGTGCGGCCTTTACCGAGTTCGACAGCGGCGTCACCAGCGCCAGCGTCAACGATTACATTGTTAAACTCAACATTGCCGAACTGAACGCTGTCGGCTGTGCCGAGGCCCAACGCTGACTTCACTGCGGTCGGGGTCACGTTCTGCCAGCCTGTGCCATCGTACTTGAGGAAGTCATCCGTGGTCAGGCTCACGTAGGCATTCACGTCACCTACGTTCTGTAGAGAGGTCGTGTTGATGACCTGCGCGGCGGCGGCGTTGTACCAGTTTGACCCATCATAGTAGCGCAGCTTGCTATTCGTGCTGTCAAAGTACAGGTCGCCAGCTTCAAGCGTGAGGTTCGCATCATTCGCGATGTCAGCCAGCACTTCAGCGTCGTTACCCGCTACGTTCGTGTGCGAGCCATGATACTTGTTGTTAAGCTGGTTGAGTGCGCTTTGTGCAGCGGTCGCGTTAGCCTGTGCGTTTTGCAGGGCGGTCAGGTTAGCAGCTTGCGTTAGGGTGCTGATGTTTGTGGCTTGCGGTGCAAGGCTTGTCACGTCGCTGCTGATTCCGGCAACCGTGTTGACTGACGCAATGTTGGTCGCCACAGTTCCCGTATTGTCCGCACCGCTCAGGTCAGTCGCAACTGCTGTCACATCGGCGATATTGGTCGATATGGTCTGGATTGGCCCGTTGATTCCGGCGACGATTGCCACGTCGCCAATCCCTGCGGCTACAGTTCCGATGTTGTCAGGACCACCAACTTCAATGTCAGACGCAATCGTCGCAATATCCGCTAAGTCAGTGCTAACAAGATTCACGTTGGCGATGTTCGTGCTGACATTTTGCACTGCCGCGATGTTAGTACTTACCGTGCCGATAGTGTCGGAACCGCTCAAGTCAGCCGCCACGACGCCGATGTCCGCTGCGTCAGCGGCCACGGCATTTACGTTTGCGATAGAGCCGCTAACATTTTGCACTGACGCGATGTTAGTGCTTACCGTGCCGATGGTATTCGTGCCGCTGATGTCGGCGGCGAGTACGCCAATGTCCGTCGCGTCGTTCGCCACGTTCGTTATGTCGCTCGCGATACCCGCCACGGTCGTGATTGCTGGCCCGATGCCACTATCGATGTCGATCTTCCGCATCGCATCGTTGTTGGCTGTTGGCGTCCCCAGGTTGCGCAGCGGTTTGTTCTCAGCGTCGAACGCAGCCAAGTCATCAGTCAGGCCGATACCTTCGCCGCTCGATACCTCGACCTCTTGGATCTTGTTGAACAGCTGCGTGATGATCGCGTTGATGTCCGCTGCCTTGAAGCTCGCGCCATCTTGGAACACCGTCACGATCTGTGAGATGTCAGTGTTGCGCTTGAGCGAGACGACGTGGTTGGCTGCGAGCGGGTCTTGCGTCGTGGCCAGCGTACCAGCCTGCACGACTCTCATGTCGAACGTGCCGTTGTTCAGCGTCTGCAGCTCCGCGTCGTAGTCCGTGCCGTTGACCAGTACGTTGCCGTTCGGGTCGATCACACTGACGACGATGTCGGTCGCACGCAGGAACGTGAACGTGACGTCGAAGTCGATCTGGGTGTTGTTCGCTGCCGTCGTGTAGGCGACGGGCGTGTATGTTGCCATTGTTGACGGCTCCTAAGTTATTGATTCAGTTAGTGTTTTCAGGTTCTGGCCGCGGGGGCACAGGGTTGAGCGACGTGTTGCGCTCTTGGCCAAACAGTCCAGCGATCACGTTGCGAGGCACCGAGCCTGCCGGCGTGTTCGCTATGCCCAGGGTGCCGTAGTTCAGCAGGTTGCTGATCTGCGATTCAGTGACGTCTTTCTCAGGGTTAGCCAGTCGGCCGGCGACACTAAGAGTCGACGCCATGCCCATTGCGCTGCTGAGCGCCGGGATTGTCGGGAACCCTCGGCGTATCGCATTTGTGTCGCCAGCCAGCGCCCCGCCCAGCAAATCGTACGCGATAGACCCAGCGATCATTGGACCGCTCAGTTGCGGCATGTAGGCGATTGTTCCGGCTAGCGTCTTGTCCCATGTGAGATATTCTCCGAGGTACTCTTTGCGTTTCTCTTCGGACATCCCGAGGCTGCGCACGTACAGGCGTCCAGTGTAACCAAGGAATGACCCAAGCACGGCACCGCCAGCCCTTGACATCGCTGCCCCTGGGTCACCGCGTTCGATGAGCGCAAGTGTTGGCACAGCCTGCTTTTCAAACGAGTTGCTGGCGTAGGACATGAACTGAAAGAGTGTCGAGCCGATACCGCCTTGCATAAAGATCGGCGCGTATCCTCGGCCCGATTGCTGCACAATCGTGTGCGCAAACCGGAACATCGAGTCATCGACCCGTGCCGCAAGGCTCGCGTACCGTGGACCCAGCGTGTGCCACAGCTCCGGCCGCAGTGTCTCCACGCCGCCAGTCTTCTTGTTCACGATCGCGAACTTCTTGATCGCCTCGTAAACGAGGGGCAAGTCTTCCTCGTTAAGTGTCAGGTAGGTTTTGAGCTCGGCAGGGCTGAACTCACGACCCAGACCCTTTGCGCCTGTCGCACCGACGTAGAGTTTGTCGTAGGCACGTCCGATCGCAACAGAGCGCATCATCATAGTGATCGGCTTGATTAGGTTCAGCCAGCCCATGTACTCACGGCGGTGCGTAGAGAGATTGTAGGCCTTCGTGACGATATCACCGCCTTCCTGCAGCATGTTCGTGCTGCCGTAGTCCATACCCATGTACCGCGTAAACGAGCCTTCGTTCATCATGCCGATGCGCATCAGGTCGCGGGTGAACTCGCTAGGTGCAGATCCGTCTTTGATCTTACCGACCTGGCGCAAGAAGTTGAGACTTCTGTCGAGGGCATGAAGGCGCGTACCGACAGCACCCGTCAGCTGTCCGATCTCTGAGAACTGCGCAAACGACACCATGCCTAGATGCACAGCGGTCGAGACGTTCCTGAAGATGCCTACAGCCTTGCCGGCCTGAGTGTGTTGCCGCAAGGACGCTCGCATGATTCCGTCGGGGAACTTGAGCATCTGCGCCTTGGCAAAGTCGATACCCCGACCGTTTGCACTGTGGATTAGGTACAAGAATGCGTCGAGGTCGTCCTGTGCGCGCTTGAGCTTCTTCTCGGAAATGCCGGTGCCTTCGAGCTTTTTAACCGCTGCCTTTGCTTCCGATGCCAAGTCGTCAACAGTCGCGCCGCCGATCTGGTTGATACCTCGGCGAGCAAGCGCAGACTGGCTGGCGTACTGGTTGAAGTAGCCCTCCATGATGTTTGTGTAGTTGTTTTGGAGCAGGTCTTCGAAGCTGACGTAGTCGTTGCGCGACATGCGTGCTGCGCCGAGAGCTGTGCCATAGCTTTGCTGCATGTTCGCCAGCTCTTCAGCTGTGTACCGCTTGCCACCTTCTTTACGCAGGTCGCTCCACTTGACCTTGTGCAGCTCGTTGAGACGGATGCGTCGGTTGAGCTGACCCATGTCGGTCTCTTTGCGCGAACCTCGGTTGCGATACATAAAGTCCTTGAGGGTGTCGGCAAAGACTTCCAGGTCATCACCGTCGATGCCTCCGCCCTCAGGGTTCTTGAGAAACTGCTCAATAAACTCATCAGCCATGTCGTTGAGGTGCGCTGCGTCGAGCTCACCAAAGAACTCTTTGGTCATGCGCGAGTGGATACTCTTCGCCATGCCAAGGCCTAAGCGCTGCGCAAACTTCTTTGCCTCTGCGCGGAGCTCATTCGGGAATGCCGCAAGCAGCTCTTCAGCTGTCAGTGTGTCGGTCTTTGTGCCTTTCTCAACGACTGTCCCTTTCTTGCCCCGCGCCTGTGATTGTGCCTTGCGCGACTGAGCAACGCTGTACCACTTAGTCCGCATCTTGCCGCTAGCGAGCTTAGCCGCAATGACCTGAATCAGGTCGTCACTCTGCGCGTCTAGGATAGCGCCGCCAAACATCAGCTTGCCGACGTTCTCGACACCTAGCGTCTCGACGATGAGCGGGAAGTAGATCGGGCTGTAGCCACGGTGCAGGTAGTTTCCTTCGGCTGCTGTGTCGAGGTACTGGGCACCCCGCACGCGCAGATCCTGCATCGTCTTTGCCAGCTTCTTCATCTGCGGCGAGTGCGCCTGCTGGTACAGGTTTTCGAGCGCTTGCTGTACACGCGGGTATCCAGCTGCGTCGACCATGCCGCCCAGCAGTTCGTCCATGTCGATGTCGTCTGGGCGCAGGCCACTCGTACGGCGTCGTACATATTGCGTCATAACATATTGCGGCACCATGCCGTCACCTAGGCCCGACGCACGCATGGCGTGCTGTGTCTCGTGGATGTGTGGAGCCAGCAGCTGTGCTTCGATCTGGCGCAACTTCATAACGTCGAGCTCAAAGTCACCGACGTCCTGTACCTTGCGGCCGATCGTCGTCTGTACGCCACCCAGCGCCTCGGCTGTCTGGCGAATGATTGGCACGTCGGACGTGTAGATCTTGACCAGCGGGCTGAAGATGCGCCGGATCTGCGTCAACGTCTTGTTACCGCCCAGCGCTACGTTACCGACCTTTGGGCCACCACGTAGCTCACCGTCGACAATCTCAACAGCTTGCTTCCGGCGCACGTTGTCGGTCGCGGCCTGTACTACGTCGACCGTCTCGGAGAACGCCTGCTGTTCAGGTGTGATCGACTTGGGCGGAATGTAGCCTCGGTTGAGTACCTTGTTGAAACTACCGCCGACGACAGCTGCAAGGGCTAGGTTCGCGACACTGAACTCGCGCTGACCGGAGCTGTCGATTGCGATTGCGCTACCTTGTAGCCCAGCGTCGACTGCGCCCTCAACTGCGCCACCAAACAGAAACGGCCGCGTTGCCGCAAACCGCTGCACTTGGTTGACAGTCTGACCTGCCCGCATCGCTGCAGCTGCGCGGGCTGACGTCGCTGCAACCCCGGCGCCGGCAACGAGGTAGGTCGCCAGTGATGCTGGGTCGAGGATAGCTGCCGCGACGTTGGCACCTGGGCCGACACGCGACATCTCTTCAGCTTCACGGCCGTACCGCT